GCAGGTGGCGGTGGTGGTACTAACTACAGCAACGCCAACGTATCAAGTTACTTGATCAACAGTTCATCAGTGTTCATTGGCAACGCAGGCAATGTCAGTGTAGCTAACATTTACCCAATACAAAGTAATATCACACAGTTATTCATAGGCAATCAAACTTCACTATCATCAGGCAACAGCTCAACTACGACTACATCATGGCTGTTGAATAACCTATACTTCAACAGTCTAGGTAACTTGACTATACGTAATACCCAAAGTGGATATAACTATATCCAAATGGGTACCAACGGTATAATGTTGGGCGGATACCTTGGTGCCAGCACTGCTAACACGGTCGCCTCAATATTCACTCCATGGATGACAGTAAACGGCACTACAGGATTGGTGCTTACAGGCGGCTTGACTGCAGGTGCTGCAGTAGCAGTCAACAGCGCCAGTGGCGTTACTACTAACCAAACTACATTCCCACTAGTCAATGCTACAGCTACAACAGTTAACTTTGGCGGTGCCGCAACAACGATAACCATGGGAGCTACTGGTGGTACTGCTAACGTGTTCTTTGGCGGTAACGCAATACTACAAACACCAAATGCTGCACTAGGCACTAACCTTTATCCACTGGTATTGCGCCCAGCAGGTCAATACAACTATCTCTTAATATATGGTGTTGCTGGCGGATATAATAGCCCTCCATACACCAGCCAGGCCTTAACTGGTGGTAACGGCTCAGGAATGACAGCCAGTTACAGTTCAGTGGGCGGCTATGTTAGCCAAAGCTCATTGGTTGTAACTAACCCTGGTACTGGATATCGTAATGGTGATATCTTAACACTACCAGGTGGGCTTGGCTCCACGGTCCTACTAAACAATTACAATCCTGCGAAAACCAGTAACACTGCGGCGGCCAGCTACACATTTGGCTTTGATGGTAACTTGACCTTACCTGGCAACATAATATTCCCTTCTAGTTCTTACATCTATGGTGACTTTAGTAATGCTACAGTAAACAGTAGAACTGTGTTTGTTACCACTGGTAATAGTGCTACAACAGGCGTCTATGCAGTACCAAGTGGTACTGGTACTGGCGCGGCATGGCAAGCGGCTAATAGCAGTAACCTAACAGCCGCAAGTAAGATCATGATCACTACCAATGGTACAACTGATGTACAACTAGTATCAGGTGTTAACGGCACAGGCACATACTTGCCATTGAGCTTCTACAACAATGGTAGTGCGCAGATGCAGCTGACTGTCGCTGGTAACTTGAACATGACTGTGAACAACAGCATTGCTACAACGGGCACTGGTTACTTCATTGGTAACGCAGTTGGTACTACAGCTACCTATACAGGTAATGTCACAGCTGGTGGTATAGTTGCTACACAATATGGTAACAGTTATGGTACCACAGCCTCATACACAGGTAACATCACGGCTGGTGGCAGCAGTGGACCGCAGACACGTTTCTTATGGGACACTTGGCAGGCTAACTCCACCTCAGCATTGTCAGCATTTACACCAAGTGGTACCATTGGCGGTAATGCTACATGGGATAGCACTCAAGCATACGGGTTGAAACTAACTACCACTACTACTTCACAAAGCGGTTATATCAGCTGGAACAGTAGCACAGTTAACTATATCTATGACATGACCATTACGGCAAGTATTGGTGCCAGTGGTGGTACTGGTGCTGACGGACAATGGATATTCTTTGGAGCCAACGCCGCGGTAACAGGTAATCCAGGTAATACTAATAGTTTTGGCGGCATAGCAGTTTTTAACCACTTCTATTCTGGAGCAAATCAATTTGAAGTTTACGTTAACGGCACACAGACTAACATTCCATTTATATTAGAAGGATCTAGTTCATATAATCCAAGCGGTATCACTGTTTGGAACGCATCTTATACAAGTTTCTATAACATGACATTGAAAATACGTAAAATACAAAACGGTGCTCGTATGTTGGAAGTATATCTAAATGAAGCATACCAAGGCGCTGTGAATATTGGCACTTGGACTCCGTCAGGTAACTACTATGGAGTAGCGGCCTACACAGGTGGTAACACTGCTCAAATGTGGGTGCGTCAATTGAGAATAGACTGGTAAATTATGTATATTAATGGCGTAAATATCCAAGGTTTAAATTTCCTTCCACCAGCTGGTTTACAAGGCAGCCTCAGTTTCGCTGGTGGTGCTAGTGGTACTAATCAATTGGTACTCAGTCCTGGAGTTACTATTGGAGCAGGATCATACACCATTGAAGGATGGTTCCAACTACCTAACTTTACTTCAGCCTACGGTATCGTTGGTGCTACATCTACAAATGGATTTACTTTAATTGTTTCTAGTTCAACGATATTTACCACAGACAAATACGGTGGTGGTGGTCAGTTCAGCTACACAGTGCCCACTATGACGGCTAACAAGTGGTATTATTTTGCCTTGACAAGGAACGGCACAACTGAAGCATTATTCCTTGGTAACACAGCTGGTGGTACCGCTACCAGAGCTGGTGCTACCCAGACTAACTCGCTGAACTATGCTGCCGCTAGTCCTTGGATTGGATCATACTATGGAGCAAGTTGGCCAGGACTCATGACCAATCTACGCATAGTAGTTGGTAGTAATGTCTACGACCCTACACAGGCCAACATCACTGTGCCTAGTGCAGGATTAACAGCAATAACTAATACCAAATATCTAATGTTAGGTGCTAATGTAACATTAGACAGCGCCAATGTTCAAACTATCACAGTTACTGGCACAGTTACGGCCAATGTTTTAGCTAAACCATTCTAAGGATCAGATATGATAATACAGGGTGTAACACTCAAAGGCACTTACGTAGTTGATAGTTTACCTTATGTCACTGCCAACCTTGTGTTAAACCTAGATGCTGGTTTATCCTCAAGTTTCTCCGGTAACACCACCTGGCGTGATACTGTCAATGGCTTATCATTTACTCTAAGCGGCAGTCCTACATACAGCAGCAACAATGGAGGATATATCAACTTTGTACCAGCCAGCAGTCAATACGCTTATAGTCCAAATCAAAGTTTTGGTAATTTACCAAGCTGGACTGTAGAAACCTGGCACTACTACACTGGCACTAACACGGGAGCAGATCCTTGTATACTCACAGAACAATATCCCGGTGTTACTAGTAAAATTAATTTTAGCCTAGGAGTTGACACTTCTGGTGGTTTACAAAACGGATTCTGGGACGGTACTTGGCACGCTACTCCGGCTTATTCATTGACATCAAATGCTTGGTATCACATCGTGGGTACCTATGATGGCACAACAGTTAAACTGTTTGTAAATAATACGCAGGTTAGCACCCTTGGCTACACGGGTTCATCTACCAGTTCACAAGCTGGTATTGTGTTGATGCGGCGTTGGGATCTTGGTGATTATTGGGGCGGACGTTTGGCTACGGTTCGTATCTACAACACGGCCTTTGGCAACACTCAGATCAATCAAAACTATCAAGCATTACGTAGTAGATTTGGCATATAGGTTGATCTAACCAAAAGTTCAGTGTATAATATAGTATATGCTGAATATCATAAGCGACTTCATAAAATCAATCTTACCAGCTAAGAAGAAGACTACACCCAGTGGTTGGACCAGCTTTAATGCACCCTGTTGCCATCATAATGGTGAAAGTGCAGATACCCGTGGCAGAGGTGGTTTGACTGCCAATGCTGATGGTAGCGTGTCCTTTCATTGTTTCAATTGTTCGTTCAAAGCCAGCTATCAACCTGGCCGTCACCTAACATTCAAGTTCCGTAAGCTATTAAAATGGTTAGGTGCAGATGATACAGATATCAAACGATTGGTTATTGAATCCATCCGCGTCAGAGAACTAGTCGCTCCAGAAGCTGTAAAAGCTGAAGCTGAAGAAGAACGGATTGAGTTCAAAGCTCGTGACTTACCAGAAGGTGCTGTCAGCTTCCAACAGTTTTTTACATTCTACGAATTAAAAAACTTTGAAAATATTCCAACACTATTAAATTCAGCGATTGACTATACCAACAGTCGTAAAATGAATTATGACCGTTATGATTTTTATTGGACAGATTCAACAGAACACAGCCTACATCAGCGTGTGATCATACCCTGCATCTGGCAAGGTCGAACCATTGGCTATACATCAAGAGCATTTACAGATGGAGTTAAACCAAAATATTACAGCCACTATGAACCTAACTTTGTGTTTAACATGAATAATCAACTGCCTGACAGCAAGTTTGTTATTGTCTGTGAAGGACCGTTTGATGCTATGAGTGTAGATGGTGTAGCGGTATTAAATAATGAGTGTAATGAAACACAGGCAGACATTATAGAATCATTGGGCAGAGAAGTGATAGTAGTAGCAGACAAGGATCGTGCTGGTGCTAAGATGATTAACAATGCTATAGAGTATGGCTGGACGGTCAGTTTTCCTGTATGGTTAGAAACCTGCAAAGACATCAATGAAGCAACAGTAAAATATGGTAAGTTGTTTGTGTTGAAAACTATCTTAGACAGCAAACACTCGAGCAAACTCAAGATTGAATTGATGCGGAAACGACTATATGCTTGATAAATTACAGGGATTGCACATAGAACCCACAAACATGTGCACCTTAAAATGTCCGAGATGTGCAAGAACTAAATTTATTGAACAATTTCCAAAAAAATGGACTAATAAAAATTTAAATTTACATCATTTAAAAACATTTTTGGATATTGATCTATCTGGAAAAAATATAGACCTCTGCGGAAATTTCGGTGATCCTATCTATTATGAAAATTTATTCGAATTAATTAGATATTTAAAAGCGCGAGATAGTAGAATTTCTTTGTCTACAAATGGTAGTTATAAAACTTATGAATGGTGGGAAGAATTAGTTTCTCTGCTAAATTCCAATGATCAAATAATATTTGCAATAGATGGTACACCAAAAAATTTTACTCAATATAGAATAAATGGCGACTGGGAATCTATAGAAAAAGGAATTACCATAGCAGCAAAATCATCAGTAAAAACAACATGGAAGTATATTCCATTTTCATTCAATGAGAATGATATTATTCAAGTTGAAAAACTTTCACAAGAATTAGGCATCGACGAATTTTTAGTATTACCAAGTGATCGATGGGACGGTAAAGACGATTACTTAATACCAAAAACCTATAATGCCACAGATCGAACTTCTAGTATTGTTTCTTGGAAAACAGAATTTAATAGAAATATAGATATATTACCAAAATGTAAAATTAGTAATAGCCGGCACTACATTTCTGCAGAAGGATTTTATATGCCATGTTGTTTTGTTGGAGATCATAGATTTTATTATAAAAGTGATTTTTATAAGAATAGAAATCAATTTGATATAAGTAAAACTACAATCACTCAAGTATTAGATAGACTAAAAGACTTTTATTCTACATTGGAAGATGCTAAACTTAATTATTGTACCTTTAATTGCCCTAAACCATGACAAAAGAATATTCTCCAGAACTACAGAAATTATTTTTAGAAATGATGTTACAGGATGCTAGTGCTTATACTAGGGTAACTAATATCTATAATCCAGAAAACTTCGATCGTAGCCTGCGTGATGTGGCCAAGTTCATCAAAACCCACACAGATGATCATAAAGCCATGCCTACTGCCGAACAAGTAAAAGCTGTCACAGGTGTGGAATGTAAACACGTACCAGATTTATCAGAAGACCACTACAGTTGGTTCCTAACAGAGTTTGAAGGCTTTACCAAACGCAACGAACTAGAACGTGCTATCCTCAAAGCCGCAGACATGCTAGAAAAAGGTGAATATGATCCTGTAGAAAAACTGATCAAAGATGCAGTTCAAATAAGTTTAACCAAAGACTTGGGCACAGAATATTTTGAAGATCCTCGTGCTAGATTGTTAGCTATTAAGAGCAACAATGGACAAGTATCAACAGGGTGGCCAACCTTAGACAAGCGTTTATTTGGTGGCATGAACAGAGGTGAGCTTAATATCTTTGCTGGCGGGTCTGGATCAGGTAAAAGTTTATTCATGCAGAACATATCAATTAATTGGGTCACGCAAGGACTCAATGGAGTGTATTTAAGTTTAGAACTCAGTGAAGGTTTATGCGCCATGCGTATGGACAGTATGGTAGCAAACTGCAGCACCAAAGAAGTATTCAAAGAAATAGATACAGTAGAAATGAAAGTCAAGATGACTGGTAAGAAGTCAGGTAGCTTGCGTATCAAATACATGCCAGCACAGTCAAACGTAAATCAGATCCGCAGTTATTTGAAAGAACTACAGATACAAACAGGCAAGCGATTAGACTTTATCATGGTAGACTATTTGGATTTAGTCATGCCTGTAAGTGCTAAAGTATCACCAAATGACCTGTTTGTCAAAGACAAATATGTATCAGAAGAACTGCGTAACTTAGCTAAAGAATTAAACATATTGATGATCACAGCTTCACAGTTAAATCGTGGAGCAGTAGAAGAGATTGAGTTT